GTGCCGATGACCTGACGCGCAACAAGGGTTACCCCTGGTTGCTCAGCTGACGTGAGGCCTTAGTGTTTACGATTCGAATTGTCGACTGGAGCTGAGGAACCTAACGGTTCCGCATCCAGCGACGTCCAGAATTTATCAGGTCCGGGTAACCCCAGGAAAGTCCTTTCCTTGGGTAACCTAGATCTTTTAGTGATTTTCGAGGGACCTCCTCCAACGTAGCGTGGTGGGGTTCCTTGAGCATGTTTTCTTTCTTGACATCTGATCTCCAGGGAATCCCGGCGGCTTTATAGCTTCCGCCCTCGGTCTGGTGTTGGGATTCAATCCTAAAATCAATGGAGCCCCTGTCAGCGACTATTCTGACCGGTGCTCCCATGATGTCCGTTAATTCTTTTTCTAACGGCGAAATGTGTTCCTCTCCATAGAAGAACATCGCCGATAGGAAGTCCAGTGTTGAGATTCTTCCGACTGGCGCCAACGATTTGTTAGCAGCCAATCGGACCAATTTCATATCATCCGTTGCAATGAAGAAAACGTCCGCACCTCCGTTCAGGATTTCCTGTACGATGATGGGGTCATCTTCTAATATATCAGTAGGCGGGTTCTGGTATTCCATACCTTCCAGTATGAAGTACGCACTCGCCAAAAACCATTCATAAAGCTCTTCCCCAGCCTCCTCATATTTCGTGAGGGGCCGGGCTGGCTGTCCAAATCGCTTAGCAATAGCGGGATCTAGGTCCACGTAGAGTGGGTTTCCCCTCTCCAGCTGTTGCACAGCTTCATAATTATATAAATTCTCAGGACGCTCCGACCTTAACAGGTGTGGATTGTTCTGAAAATTGCTTTTAAATTTGGATACGATTTCTTCCGCTTGGATGTCATCGTACTCAGTACCAACCATTTTGGCTTTGACGACTTCAAAAAGATCCCTCTTGGTATCTTGTTGGAGTTGTTCAAGCCTCTCTTGAAATAGGTAATACTTAGTTATCTTGCTCTCAGTGAGCAAGTAACCGAGCGTTACAAGCTTTGATAACACATTTCCCGGGAAGAGTGACCATTGGTCAGCTCTTATCAGGACATGTTCCTTGATGGGATCGTCTTCAGGAATCTCGTAGAGCTCAACGAGCATCTCGCCACGAAAGTGGCTGGTTTCCTTTAAGGCGCCTCGGTAACCCGAGATGCCAGACCTCCCAGTATTTAATTCATCCATCATACTGAGGTAGTACTCCCTATGCCAGGGGGGACACCTCTTCAGTATGTTCATCCAAGATTCGACAGACCAGTGCGGAGGGGGTTTCCCCACTCCGGCCAGCTGTCTAGGTAAAAATAAGGGTTCAGGCCGATCCACTGTTGCCAGTGTCACGTCCTGAAAGGCGGAAGCTATCGAGAAGATAGCTGACGCCGGACCCACCATTCTTTCAGCATATTCCTGATCGTGTCCCATGAGCGTTACCTTGCCCCTGGGATCCGACGAGAAATCAGCCCTATCTTTTGTAGTCGCCAACATGATTCGTACTTTTGGTACGTCCAAGTATGGCAACAGCATCTGTTTCTTTGATTTCATCCCTGTCCGACACGTGTTAGCACGCGAGACGGGCAGGTGAAACCACTCTTCGCAATAGGTTCCCCAGTCCTCAGTTACAGCACTGTCGAGTGGAGATTCCTTGTATCCAAGCATCGCTGCGCAGTTGGCGTACTCTACTGGGTAGAGTTCACCTGTGCACGGTGCGACTACATCATCACCGTTCCCTTCCTCCGCGGCTTTCGCCGAGGAGGCTATCTTTGCATAAAGATCGCACACCGGGTGTGCGAGGGATAGGTTCGTTTTCGTCAGTGGATCGCCCATTGGTACCCCGTTAACCAGGGTTCCGACGTGCTTTCCTCCTATAAATAATCTTTTGGGTCCAAGCCAGTACCTCTTCACAGCGTGTAGGGTCCTGTCTGGGAATCCAAGCTTTTTAAGTAGTTGGCCAGTGAGCGACCACGCCATTTCTGGTGTGGGCACGTCCGTGGCCATTTCCCAATCAGTGGTATACAACCGCACGTCATCTTCGTCGAAGATCCATGCGTACGTTGTATCCTCATAAGTTACTCGTATCTTCTCTATGAAGCGCCACCCAAGGCGACCTGCCTTGAGTCCGCTTCGTAGATTTGGTAAATTTTTAATGACGTTTAGAGAGATGTGGCTGAACGGTTGTAGAGCCGCATCCTTCCAGAAACTACCCGAAGTCACGACGCGAGCCTTTGCGTTCTCGCGGACAACGGCGACGTTAACGTCCAAAACTGTTGTGTCTCCTGATTCAATCTTCCAGATTGCTTCATTCCACACGAAATTTCCGATGGTTCCCGGGATTCCATCTCTCAAAGGAGGGATGGTCATCTCGGTGTCCCGAATAAGTTGTTTAAGGTAACCGAACTTCCCTTCATTACGGCCCGAAGATTCTCTGCATGCAGAGGTCGACATGGACGTTTTGAATTCCGAGTGCGGTCCATGATTCAGTTCACCAGCAAGCTTGCTAGTGACACTGTCCATACACCAAATAAGTAAATCGTCAGGTTCGAACTTTCTTGGAACAGTTACTGTATCCAGGAAGGTCTGAACCGCTTCTTTTGCTTGCTGTTGACCCGCCAGACCGGATGCCCTGGTCTGGGTGAAAATAGCAGTTCTAAACATTTTTTCTTTGGAAGACCTGTTCCTGATCGAATTAAAGATCTGAACGGGCCTTACAAAAAATGAGAAGTCTCGCAGCCATTCCTCATCAAGAGTGATCTCCCTCTTGTTGAGCATGGCGTGCTTCACGGTCTTGCGCAAGAGCTTTAGTTTCTTTTGGAATCTAGAGTAATTGTGCAGGCAATTCATAAAAACGCAGTTGATGATCCGGTCCGAAAGCAAATAGCCTTCAGCCCGGAACATCTCAGGAAAAGAGAAAATTAATGACGTCAGTACTCCATCACAGGTGTCCAAGATGTCCTTAATAAAGCGTCGACCCCTAGTGTTTGTCGCGTGTTTCTTAACGGAAGCACGGCCAGACACAGGGAGTCTTTTATACCAGTAGGTCCTGCTACGAAGTATGCCAATGTACATACTATCGGAGCACTTCCAAATATTAACCTTACGACCTTTGTTGTCCCGTAATTTGGGACTCCAGAGGGACGTGTAATCATAGTCCCACGAGATCTCACCTTCCGGTGAGATACCGTTGCGGACTGCATCAACCAGGATCCTCATGAGGAGATGAAATTCATCTCCTTGTGATTCCCCCTTATAGTTTTCATTTTCTTTGCTGTCTTTCGGCTCCCTCGTGTTAGAGGTTAGAGGTAGACATCTTTGAGTGAAAACGACCATTACAATGTAAG